AAATAATGTTTTAGGTTTAGCTACAGGCTACGTCATTGACGACGAGCTTTGTCAAAAATTAAAGCTAAGTAGGTCCATGTTCGCTTACGGCATGAAAGTCGCTGCGGTATCAATACTTTGTCAAGACGCTCGTGTCTGGGATGCGATGACCGATGCTGGGACCCCGTGCCCTGCACGAGGTTCTATAGGCGCTGAGGCAGCTCAATATTGGACTGATAATCCAGATGAGATTCCAGACGGAAGTAAATACAAAACAGAATACGTTCAAGCCAACAAACCAGAACCTAAGGAGTTCACTGATGCACAAAACGCTGCTCTTTTCAAAGCTATGTTTATTGTTCTTACTGGCATCGTTTTATTCTAAAGCTGATACCTGTTTACCTGACGTTGAAGGACTTTGCACTCCAGGCGTCACAATAGATGAACAAGTTACTATTGAAAAAACAGAAGAGGATAAAGGCACAGAGATTATCTTCACAACAACCACTACAAAAACTACCACAACAACCACTGTTACTAATGAAGACTCTGGAGATATTCTAGACGGGCAAAATGATTATGTCACTACAAGTAAAGAAGGCGACATGGACTACGATTGGGGTGGCGAAGGTCCTGCTAGTATGCCTTCGGGAACATCATGTGGTCAATTAGGCTCTGATAAATGTGCCATGATTACAGGAAGTGGTAATAATAAATCTCGTATGGGTGTCGATGGTATGGGTACAACTTTTTATCAAGAGGTTGACATTTCTGATTTAAGCATAGATAACGGTGGTGAAGTTACATATTCCATAAAAGTCGATAAACAAGATGCTCAAGATAGAATCTACATGCACGTTACAGGAACTGGTGGAGGGACTACCGTCTTTTCAGGCACTGACATCTTGTCTGAATCTGGCGTATCATCAGGTTACCAATCATATAGTGGGTCTTTCGATTTCAGTGGCGTTTTAAGTAAAGTCACTATTGAGATAGGTGGTCGTGATATTAACCTTGCTGTTGGCCCAATGTTTGATGACGTATCGGTCAATGTTTTTTACAACGTTATATCTACTATCATAGAACAGCAGATAACCACGGTTGAAGAAATAGTTTATTTAAACCTTACAGACCCCACACAAGTTGAATTAATTGAAGAGATTATTGAATATAATGATATTCAAATTGATGATTCTGGTGAAGTTGAGTTTACACCTATTGAAACAGTACAAGAGGATATTACTTACGAAAGTGTTGAAATTGAAATAGCAGAATTAAAGCTTGATATACCAGAACCTGAAGCTGAGATTGTACAAGTTGAAACAGAAGTTGAGATGGAAATTGAAATGGAAATGGAAGAAGTTGAGGTAATTGAACCTGAGCCAGAAGAAACTACAGAAGAGCCTCAAGAAGCACAACCAGAGTCAGAACCAGAAAAACCACAAACATCACAAAAAGAAGAAGATCAAAAAGAAACGGTAGAAGAAGAGAAATCATCAGAACCTAAGGTATCAGAGAAAGAAAAAGCTGCTACTAAAATAGTGAAAAAGATTGATGATAAAGAACGATATGACGACGCTTCTCAAACAAAGACTTTAATTGTCATGCAGATACTTGGCAATACTAAAACGTTTTTTGATGCACAATCCACAATAGTTGACACCAATGTTAATGAATATTTAAACAAGACAATAGAAGATCAGTATGGTATTTTGTTCGACATGGCACAGGAAAACACTATTCAGGAGATGATTAATGCCCAGTATTGAGTATGCGGGATTAAAAGTATCTGGAGGCAAAGTCTTTGCTATCCTTACTTTATTAGGTGCATTAGGATCAGGTGCATGGGCCACTTTTACTTTTTATCAGGATTACCTCACAATGAAGGAAAAGATTTTAACTTATACCGAGCCGGACCTTTCTGGTTTTGATAAAAAAATTGCACTTTTAGAAAGTGAAACAAATGCAAAAATGGATTCTGTTATACAAAAGGTTGATGGTTTGAAAAGTGAACTCGATATAGTTTTAGAAGAAATAAACCTAATCAGCACTGTTAGTAGGGAACTTAAGGACGACCTTAAAACGGATCTTCGCAATATGGAGCAGGACGTGCGTCACGTCACCGAAATAGTGAATGACGTTGAAGATAGACAAAAAGAAGATACAAGAGAGATATTTGATGAGCTAAAGGTCATAGAAGAAAACCTTGACTTACAGATTAATAAGGCTTTAAATAACCCTTTAAACAATATGAGTGCAAAATCAAAATGAAACTAGAACTGAAAACAATACTTCCATATGTTGTATTAATAGCTACTATTGGTATGACATGGGGTATGTGGTCAGAAAGATTAAATGCTGTTGAAAAGAAAGCTGATACTGTTGCACAAATGCAACAAGATATTGCAGTCATTAAAGAAAAAATTTTACAAATGGATGATCGAGTAATGTGGATTGAAGAATTCTTGATCAAAACAGTGGATTTATAGTGGCAATATCACGTTCACAAATGTCTCAACAAATCATGAAACCAGGAGGTAAGAAAAATGGGAAAACTCTGCGCAAGAGGAAAAGCCGCCGCAAAAAGAAAGTTTAAAGTTTACCCGTCTGCATACGCAAACATGTATGCGAGTGCAGTATGCTCAGGAAAAGTAACTCCTGGTGGTAAGTCAAAATCTCAAAAGAGAAAAGCCGTATCAGCTCAACGTAAAGCTAGCGGTGGTGCAATTACTGCCGCAGGTTGCGGTATGGTTGCTGACAATCGTCGAAAGAAAACCAAACTTTATGTTTAAGGAGGTTAATCATGGATAAAATATGGTCATGGTGGGACAAACTTAATAGAACTGGCAAAATTGTAGTTGCTGGTGTAGCTATTGTTGCATTGTTCTGGATCTTAAATAACTGGATCTGGTAATGGCAAAAAAAGGTCTACGTGCATGGGTTGCTGAAAAATGGGTGGACATTGGTGCACCTAAGAAAGATGGCAAGTATCAACCATGTGGTAGATCAAAGGGCTCTAAAAGAAAGTATCCCAAATGTGTGCCTCTTGCAAAAGCGAGAAGCATGTCAAGTTCACAAAAAGCGTCAGCAGTACGTCGTAAGCGTGCTGCTGGCAATCCAGGTGGTAAACCCACAAACGTCAAAACCTTTGTCTCGAAAAAAACAAGCAGAAAAAATAAAAGATGATGTAATTCAATGGTCTAAGCAAGTCTTAGAACCAATGAATAAACACCTAGGCTTTCCTGCATGTCCCTTTGCAGCAAAATGGAGAAAAGATAAAAAACTTAGAATTGAAGTTCGTACTGATAAATCTAAGTATGAAAAACATTTAACTTCCTTACTCAAAGATTGGAACAAAAAACAACACGATATTATTATCTTTTGTGATCCTTTTTGGGACCAATATACACCTGAACAGTTTCAAGAAAAAATAGATTTTTATAATAAAACATACAATCGACGTGATGTTTACTTTATGGGTTTTCATCCTAGTAACCCTGCAACTGTAGAGGGTGAGGAATTCCTTGTTGATCCTACTGATAACTGTGAGTATGAGTCTGACTTATCCTATTCTATGATGTTAATACAGAAGTTTAAACAACTCTACGAAGCAAGTTGCAAACTACATAAGATAGGCTATTATGAGAAATGGCCAGCTGAGTATTACGACGAGGTCGTAAAAACAAGGCAAGATACGTACGAAAAACTATTTAAAAAGGAGAAAACATCATGATGAAAAAGAAAAATGTCGTCGGTATGAAAAGAGGCGGCAAAATGAAAAAGAAGTCCGTTGTCAAAAAAAGAGGTGGCGGAATGATGAAAAAACGTGGCGGTGGCATGGTTAAGAAACGTGGTGGCGGAATGATGGTATCCCCACGTAAAGCTATGGCTATGGGAAAATAATTTATGGCTACCTCGGGAACCACTACTTTTGATCTTAGTTTTGATAGAATTATTGAACGTGCATATGCTCGTTGTGGTAAGTCTTTAAGAACTGGATATGAGCTTCAAGCGGCAAGAGATAATTTAAATCTTTTGTTTTCTGAGTGGGGTAACCGAGGTATTCATTTATGGAAAGTGAAAAATCACACGCAAAATTTAACTGCAAGCACAACAACTTATACTGCGCCTTCTGACGCTTCTGACGTATTAGAATTAGTTTTTAGAAATGTATCAGGTAACACAACTACTGATACTAGCATGACAAAAATATCTAGATCCGAATATGAAAATCTACCTAATAAATTTTCAGAAGGACAACCCAGTCAATATTATATTAGAAGAAATTTATCTAACGTTGAAATTAATCTTTATCAAACACCAGACACAACAGATACTCAAATAAATTATTTTTATGTAGCACGAATAGAAGATGTTGGTGCATACACAAACAATCCTGATGCTCCTTATAGATTTTTACCCTGCACAGTAGCAGGACTTGCTTATTATCTAGCTCAGGAAGTAGCACCGGAAAGATCACAGGAATTAGAAAGAAGATATGAAGCTGAGTTACAAAGAGCATTGACTGAAGATAGTCAATCTACTTCTGTGCATATTGTTCCTCGTGACTTTTACGTAGGTGGTTAATTATGACTTTTGCCACAGGTAAATTTGCTTTAGCGATCTGTGATCGTTGTGGTCAGCAATATAAATATTTAGAATTACGTCAAGAATGGAATGGACTATTTACTTGTCCAGAATGTTTTGAACCTAAACACCCTCAACTAGATCCTCCTTATCATCCTGCTGATCCGATAGCAATAAGAGATCCGAGACCTGCAAGACAAGAGCCTGTTGTAGTGTTTGTTGGCTCTCCAGGAGGTAGTGCATTTAGCTCTGATAACATGCTTCCTTCGACACCAACTAGGGACTTGAATCCTTTAGTGCGTCTTGGTAAAGTGACGGTGAGCATATCATGAATTATTCCGAACTTTTAACAAATGTAAGAAACTACACAGAGGTGACAGCCGATGTGTTATCTAATTCTGTTATTAATGTTTTTATTACAAATATTGAAAATCAAATTGACCGTCTTATTGACTCTGATGCACAGAGAAGATATGCGACTACAACCTCTACTGCAAATAACGCTTTTTTAGATGTTTCTGGTCCTGAGGGCGGATTCAGATTTGCAAGAGGTTTACAACTTGTCAAATCAGACGGTGATCGTGTTTGGTTAGAACAACGAGATACCACATTTATGGACGAATTTGCAGTTCAAAGATCAACCACCACTGATACAGGCCAGCCAAAATATTGGGCAAACTGGGATGCAACTAATTTAATGCTAGCGCCTACGCCAGATCAAGTTTATACCATTGAAATGTGGTATGATGAAACCCCAGAAAGACTTGGTGATGGAACAGGTGGAACTAGCACAACAACTTTCATATCTAATAATGCTCCTGAAGTTCTTCTTTATGGAACTCTTGCAGAAACCTTTTCATACTTGAAAAACGCAACAGATATGCAATTATACACCCAGAAGTTCCAAACTGCTTTACAAGCTTTTGCTAATGAGCAGATGGGACGTAAACGTAGAGACGAGTATGCGGACGGTGTTTTAAGAGTCCCTTTACCGTCATCAGACCCAAAAGCCTAAGGAGGGCTTAAAACATGGCAATTAACCAAGCAGTTTGTGCAACATTCAAACAGCAGTTGTTAGATGGCGATCATGATATATCCAGCGATACAGTCAATCTCGCTCTCTATTCAAGTTCTGCTACTTTGGATGCAAACACATCAGCCTATTCAGCAACTAACGAAGTTGGTGCATCAGGCTCATACGCAGCAGGCGGTGCAACATTACAAAATGCAAACGTCAGCTTAACCAAAACTAACGCAACAGCGTCAACAGCTTTTGTAGACTTTGATGATTTATCATTTACAAGTGCAACAATCTCAGCTCAAGCAGCTTTGATTTATAATACTTCAGCAGCGAATACAAATGCAGCGATTGCAGTATTAGATTTTGGTGGCGTAAAAACATCCACAAACGGAACATTCACAATTCAGTTTCCAACCAACGACGCAACAAGTGCTATTTTAAGGATTTCCTAATCCTAGGGAGTCCTTACCATGGCAGACGCTTGGGGTGAAAATAATTGGGGCGAAGGCTTTTGGGGCCAACAGAGTTCCATAACAGC